GACACACGCACGCACCTACGCACGCACCGACACACGCACGCACCTACGCACGCACACACGCCACGCCGACACACGCACACACCGACACACGCACACACCGACACACGCACACGGCACACGCTCACGCCTACACGCACACCCTCACGCAACGCACACGCAACGCTCACGCAACGCACACGCAAGCGCAACGCTCACGCAACGCACACGCCTACGCCACGCCTACACGCCTACGCCTACGGCACACACGGCACACGGCACACGCTCACGCAACGCACACCGACACGCAACACGCAACGCACACCTACACGCCTACACACACGGCACACCTACACGCACAAGGCACACGCCTACGCACACGCCACGCCTACACACGGCACACGCACACGCAGGGCGACACACCTACACGCCTACGCACACGCAGGGCGACACACCTACACGACACACCTACACGCCACACCTACACGCCACGCCACACCTACACGCCTACGCACACGGCACACCTACACACGGCACACGCACACACGCCACACCTACACGCCTACGCACACGCCACGCCTACGCACACGGCACACGGCAAGAGTGGGCGAGTGTGTGAGTGTGTGAGTGAGTGAGTGGGCGAGTGAGTGGGCGAGTGTGTGAGTGGGCGAGTGTGTGAGTGGGCGAGTGGGCGAGTGTGTGAGTGTGTGAGTGAGTGAGTGAGTGGGCTACACGCACACGACACGACGCACACACGACACGCACGACACGACACACGACACACGACACGCACGACGCACGACACGACACACGACGCACGACACGACACACGACGCACACACGACACACGACACACACACGACACACGACGCACACACGACGCACACACGACACACACACGACGCACACACGACACACACACGACACGCACGGCAAGAGTGTGTGAGTGTGCGAGTGTGCGAGTGAGTGGGCGAGTGTGTGAGTGGGCGAGTGAGTGAGTGGGCGAGTGTGTGAGTGGGCGAGTGTGTGAGTGGGCGAGTGAGTGAGTGGGCGAGTGGCGAACGAGTGTTCGCATAGGCGAACGAGTGTTCGCTGAACTTTCTGCCCGACCCCCCTACGGGTGCGCACCCGTGCGCCGGTGTTGTGGCCGCTGCCCCGACCGGATTTATCTGACCGATCGGCCTTGCGCCGGGCGCGGTGGCCGCCTATCGTTGTCGTCGTGGGCGTGCTTCCTGGGTCCGGGGATGAGTCGCAGCTGGTGTTCGACGTCCGACGCGGGTCGCACGCGGAGCTGTTCGTCGACCTCTCGCGGCACCCGGAGTCGATGGAGTCGATCGTCCTGACGGTGACGAGGACCGGGTTGAGGACCGAGTTCTACGGGGAGGACGGGCAGGTGTTCGCCGAGACGTTCAGGACGTACGAGGAGATGGTGCTCGACGCCCTGCGGGTCTAGGTGTCGCGGGGGTGGTCCCCTGGTTCGGATCCATCCGGGGGGTCGCCCGCGAAAAATTTCCTGGTCGGGAACGCCGGGGCGAGGGGGATGGCGAGCCAGTGGACGAGCGGGGGCACGTGGCCCATAGCCTCACAGAATAGCCGTTCCGCCCTAGTTCGCCCGGATTTATCCGAGTAGTCGGGGGTGGGTCAGTCGCACGCCCGACCAAGGAATGACGAAAGGCGCCGCGCCGTCCAGGAGGTGCTTCCAGTTCGACCTGTAACGCGTCCCGGAGGCCCTCAGGAGCGAGGCGACCGCCTTCTCGGGTCCTGGTACCCCTCGTCTTCACCTGGCGCATCCTGGCGCTCGTGACAGCGTCGGTCTCAGGCTTCCTCAGAGGGTGCCTCGACCCAGTTCTCGGCCGTCTCGTCGGGCAGGAACAGCCTCATCTGGTCCCCCACCTTCCTCAGGGTCCAGGACCACCTGCAGCACGGCTTCTCGGAGTTGTCGGGGTCCGGGGAGTGTAGGCCCCGGCCGAACTTGGCCGTCGCCCTGGGGAGCGCCGAGTAGATGAGCACGGTGCAGTCGTGGCAGAGCGCTATGTACCCCTCCACGTAGTCCTCGTCCGACGAGAACGAGTTGTTCAGGTGCTCGTTGAACTCGTCGTACCCGCCCGAGAAGTCGAGGCATATGCCCCCGATCACCTGCTTGTAGTGGCCCTCGCCCTTCCAGAACTCGGGGGAGAAGATCCTGATCGGCTCGCCACACTCGTCGCAATGGTGGTCCATCGTCGTCACGGGGGGAAGGGGGAGGTCGTCGCCGATGGTCACGGGTCCAACCTACGACAACCCGGCCCAGTAATCAATACCCAATTGGGGTTGCGTTTTTATGCCTACCCAGGTAGGGTCAAAGCAAATAACTACCACGAAAGGAAACGTAATGACTAGGAAGAAGGAAAAGACCGAGTACGAGAAGATCCAGGCCTCGGGCGCCAGCAAGCGCGGCCGCAAGCCGCTCCCGGCGAGCGAGAAGGCCGAGCGGCTCGAGGAGCAACGGGTCAAGAACCGCATGAGGGCGGAGGCCCGCCGCCGTGCCCTGATCGTGCTGGCCCACCGCCACGCCCCGGAGTTCTCCAAGCTATACAAGGGCGAGTACGAGGCTCTCAGCGACGCGCAATGACTCGGTAGGGCTCTGGTCTTCACGCTTCGGTGAGGATCACGCCGTCCCTGACTTTGCGCGGGGGTGGCATCGTCTCGCGCACCAGGACCCGCTTTATCCACCGATCCGACCCGTCGTACCGGGCCTTGAACGGGTTGCGACCGTGCACGGTCGTTCTGTTGTTGATGACGAGAATGTCGCCGGCTTCCAGCACCACTTTCCGCGTTCTCTTTTTTATCGCCGCCCCCAGTTTGCCGAACGCCTTCGTCGCGTGGTCTGTCAGCGGTCGCATCAGGTCGGCGTCGTAGGTCAGGACCCAGTCGCCCGATCCGACGAGCGGGCGGACGACGAATTCCTTGTCGGGCTCGCCCTTGGTCCTGAAACTCTTGTCTATCGTCGTGACGAAGTCGGGTTGCCTCAGCCCCCACATGGTCGCCTCGTCTAGCTCGTAGAGCACGTCGTCCAGCGTCGCGTAGGTCGTCTCGGCCATCCTGTCGCCCCTGACGCAGGCGAGCAGCAACCAGTCCGGTTTGTACTGGTGGAAAGCGGTCTCCGTGTGCATCTTCAGCACGACGGACGAGGACGAGGATATCTGCTCCTTCGCCTCCTTTCTGTCGGGGAAGATGTCCTGCACGAGCGCTCCGCCGCGCTCCCTGTCATACCCGACCGGGGTGCCGTATTTCCCGGCGTAGGAGAGGAGGAACTTGTCGACCTCGGGCAGGAAGTCGGACTCCTTGTAGCGCCTACCTTTTTCGTTTGGCGTCCTCACCCCCGCCAGGAGCTCGGACGGTATTGCGTTGCGGACGATCACGACCTGGGGCGGGTACTTGCGTATGAGCTGGTTGTACGTCAATTCGTTCCTCCGTCGTCACAGACGAACAGACGAAGAACCCCTTCGACTCGAGGAGGACCCTTATCAGCTCCTCGTCATCGTAGAGTTTTGACGTCTCGTCATCTGGTTGCCTGACAACACTAACAACGAACCTTCCCATCGGCGGGAAGCGTAACTTCCTTGACCCGCGAAGTCAACCGCGCTAGTTTCCGGGGATGACCTGGTCCGATCAGGATTACAAGAAAGCCTTCGCCGACGGTCATTCCCGCAACGAGTACGTGGCCGAGCTGCTGCGCAGGCGGGGTCTGTGGGTCGACTGCCCGCCCCTGCGGTATGCGAGGACGAAGAGCGAGATATCCGAGTTCACCCACGGCGAGAAGGACGTCGTCACGCGCGCCGGCACCCTCGAGGTCAAGGGTCAGGGCAAGTACTTCACCTCCGATCCCTCCTCCTTCCCGTTCGCGACGATGATCGTCGACACCGTCGGCAGCTGGGACGGCAAGACGGAGAAGCCCGTCGCCTACGTGTTCGTCTGCATCGAGAACAACGAGTGCCTGGTCATCCCGGGATCGAGCAGATCCCAGTGGCAGGTCAAGGAGCTGTTCGACCACAAGAAGAAGATCACCGACAATTTCTACGTCGCCCCGAAGTCCTGCCTGAGGACGATGGACCAGCTTGTCGCTTTCCTCCAAAGGAGGGAGATGGAGTGGGATTCCGTAGCGGGCCGATAGCTCAGTGGTTAGAGCATGGCACTCATAATGTCCCCTCTCGGCCCACCATCATCGAGCCCCTCTACGACGACGGGTCGGTCGTCGTGGCGAGGGGGGACGCGTTCGATTTCCTAGAGTCGCTGGTGGACGACTTCGCCACCGCGGTCATAACGGACCCGCCGTACGACCTCGACGGCGACGAGATAGGGATCCTGGACCGGCAATTCGCCCGCGTCGCCAAGGGCAAGATCGTGTTCATGCCGCCGGAGAACCAGTGGGTGAATTCAAGCCAATTCGGTTTTTGGGTGAAACCGATCAGCACGAAAAACACCTCACGAAAGTACTCGAGGTTCGTGGAGATGATCTTCTTCGGCGGCGAGCTCGCGTGGAACACCGACCGGCACTGGAGCCAGTACACGAACGTGTTCACCGACCTCGTCGATGGCGAGACGGAGCACCCCTACGAAAAGCCACTCTCCCTGATGAAGCGCCTGATCCTCAATCACACCACCCCGGGCCAGATAATCGTCGACCCGTTCTGCGGCAGCGGGACGACCCTGTTGGCCGCCAAGCAGACCGGCCGGAGGGCGGTGGGCGTGGAGATCGACGATGCGTACTGCAGGATCGCCGCGAATCGTCTCGCCTCCCTCGGGTGAACGTCCGACGGATCCTTCGTCTCGGTCAAGTCCGAATCGAACTAAAATCGTTGCATGGCAGAGAGCAAGGCGCTGACGCGCGAGTTCCTGAGCGAGAGGGACGCGAAGATCATGAAGCTAAGGCAGGCCGGCGTATCCCTGCCCGAGATCGGCAAGCGCTTCAACATGACCTCGCGCGGCGTCGCATCTAGGATACGCAAGGTCCTCGAGGACATGAACTCCGAGGCCCTGATGGCCTATCCCGAGCTCCTGAGGATGGAATTGGAGCGCCTCGACGCACTGCAGGCCGCCATATGGCCGATGACGCAGCACCGCAAGGTCACCGCCGACGACGGCCAGGAGATACAGCTGGAACCCGACGTGAAGGCGATACAACAGGTGCTGGGCATCATGGACCGCAGGTCGCGCCTGCTCGGCATGGAGCGCACGAACATCGCCATCCAGATGGAGTCGAATTCCACCGTCAACGTCAGGGCGACGCTGGCCGGCGCCGAACCCGTGGCCGAGTTCAGGGTCGGCACCGCCGAAGCCGAGGCGAGGCAGTTGCTCGAGTTGATGGGCAGGAGCGGGGCGTTGCCGCAGTCCACCGTGAGGGAGATACTCGGACAGCAGGAGATCATCGAGGGCGAGGTCGTGGAGGAGGTCGTTGTCAAGCCCGAACCAGCCGATGAGGTAGATTCGCAGTCGTGAGCTCGGACACCGCGGACAACATGGGCCCGGCGATGGACGCCGTGATGAGGAACGAGTCGCTCACGCGGAGGGCGAACACGAGGAGTGAGCCGGGCAAGCCGGCGACCAAGCAGTTCCTCATGCGGATGACCCCCGACGAGCACGAGTCGTGGAGGGTGTTCGCCGAGTCGCTCGGGGTCTCTATGGCCGAGATGGTGAGGGACGCGGTGAGGGAGCACATCGCCAGGAGCAAGGTCGACCCGAGCGTGTGCCGTCGCACCGACTGCAAAATCGTTTCCTACCCCTGGGGCGTGACGGTGTGTCAGACCTGCGACAAGAAGTGGAAATGAACCACCCCCGGAAGGCCTAGACGATCTTCTTCTCCGTCAGGTAATCGGCCACGTTGATGTTCGCCTTCTTCGCCGCCCTGTCGAGGACGCTCCTCCAGCGGGGGTCGTAACGGTCGGCGTAGTCGCACAGCTCGCGCACCATCTTCCTCGCCAACCCCTTCTCGCAGAATTCAGTGAAAGTGTCGGTGAATTTTTCGCTGTCGGTGGCGCAGTGAATGCTCAAACCCTTGAACGGGTGGTGGAAGCGCGCGTAGGCCGCGTCGAGCATCGGGGTGATGGTGCTGTACTCGGAGTTCGCCGCCGAAGAGAAGGCGGACTGCTCGTCGCTCTTGTCCTCGCGGGCCTGCTTCTTTTTCGGTGGACCTGCCATCCCGAAATCATACAACCACCGGCTAGTAGCCGGCGATAGTGCCGCCCGTGACCTCAGACAGCCACTTCCTGGCCTTGTCGTCGCAGCCGAATCCCTTGGTCTCGTGGACGAGCTGCGTCCCGTCGGGGAGGTCCAGCGTCAGCCTCCTGACCTGGTCCTTGTAGGTGATCCCGTTCTGACGGATGTCGCCCTTTTCAATCTTGCAGGAGTAGCCGCCGCCCTTGACTTTCGTGATTATCGGCGAGACGATTATCTGCAGATTCACTTATGTTTATTTCCCACGAACATAAAATAGCACGTTTCAAGCGTGGCGGTCAACATCAAAATCATCTAGGACTTTTCGCGTCGTCGGCGTCGTCGGGGATCATGGAGCACCTCCACAAGTAATACCTCGTGACGAGTCGGTAGTAGACGATCTTGATGCTGAGCCAGAACCCCATGAAAAAATTATCCCATCGGACCCCTCCCCGCGGTGGACCCTGTATATTGACTGCCATGATCAAATCCTCCGTGGCGAACGCACAGACGAAAAAGCGCAAGAGGGACCGGGAGAAGACGCGCGGGGTCAAGGGAAAGAAGCGAAAACCGACGGCGCGCAGGGTGCGAGAGGGTTCCGACCGCAGGTACCGCGACAAGCAAAGGGAACCGATGCTCAGGGCGCTCACCGAAGCTGCCTCCGAGGCAGGGAAGGTGACTGCGTCGGGCAGGAGGATCTGCATGTGGGAGGGTTGTGCGACGATCATCAGCCGCTACAACTATGAAGAGTGTTGCTCCAACCACCAGAGGGACTGGAGCAGGAGGAACAAGTTGATCCCCTGCGAGTAGGCGAGGATGTAAAATCTTCCCATGTCCAACTCCTTCAGGGACCCGGCCTTCGCCGCCCAGACCGATCAAGCTCCGCACATGAGGGACGGAGCCTCGTATCTCGTCGCGGACAGGCAACCTTGCATCATCTGCGGGCAGCCGAACGGTGACTGCGTCGGGGACACGCCAAGCCCGAGCAAGGTCGCGTTCTCCGACGAGGCATCCATGCCGCCGTCGCTGATGCAATCGGCAAAGATTTTGGTCGAGGAAGACGTTTTCGAGGAGAGACAAATAACTCCGTTTACTAAAATCATCGTGCGTGTCGCCAAGAAGGGTTCGTACGTGACGATCGACAAGGCAAGGAAGCTCGGTATTTTGAAAGATTGACGGCGTCGGCGGCGTCGTTCGATGTATTATCTAACATTCTGCGAACGGGGGTTCGAATGTCATTGTCAAGCGAGTTTCTGTCCTCATACGCATCCAGGAGGGCGCCGTGGGGATTCGGCGGCCTGGGTGAGGTCGTGTACATGCGCACCTACAGCAGGAAGCTGGAGGACGGCTCGCGCAACGAGACGTGGTCGGAGACGTGCGCCCGCACCGTAAGCGGGGCGCTCGAGATCGGGGCAAAGCTGACCGACGCCGAGGCCGAGAAGTTGTTTGATCACATGTTCAACCTCCGTTGCCTGCCGGCGGGCCGCGCCCTTTGGCAGCTCGGGACGCCGCTCGTCAGGAAGTTCAGCGGGACGTCGCTCAACAACTGCTACTTCACGAACATCGAGAAGATCGAGGACTTTGAGTTGCTGTTCGACTACCTGATGCTCGGGGGCGGCGTCGGATTCTCCGTGGAGCGTGCGAAGATCCACGACCTGCCGAAGGTCAAGACCGGCGTCCAGATAACCCACGAGCGAACCAACGACGCCGACATAATCGTCCCGGACAGCAGGAACGGGTGGCGTCGCCTGTTGCACAGCGTCATGAAGTCGTTCTTCGACACGGGAAAGTCATTCTCCTACTCGACGATCCTCATCCGGCAGTTCGGCGCCCCACTCAAGACCTTCGGCGGCACCGCGTCGGGTCCGCAGGCGCTCATCGACGGCGTGGAGGACATCTGCCAGGTGATGACGAACCGCGAGGGAAAGAAGTTGCGATCGGTGGACGTGCTGGACATCTGCAACATCATTGGTCGGATAGTCGTTTCCGGCTCCTCGCGACGCTCGGCGCAGATTGCGATCGGCGACCCCGACGACGTGTTGTTCCTAAGGGCCAAGAACTGGTCGTCGGGTTCCGTGCCGGCGTGGAGGGCCAACTCCAACAACAGCATCTACGCGGACTCGTACGACGAGATCCTCCCGGAGCTGTGGAAGGGCTACGACGGCTCCGGGGAGCCGTACGGCCTCGTCAACCGCAAGCTCGCGCGCACCCAGGGTCGCCTGGGCGAGAAGCGCCCCGACCCGACCGTCGAGGGCTTCAACCCCTGCGCCGAGATCGGGCTGGCCGACGGCGAGTCGTGCAACCTCGCGACCATCTTCCTGCCGAACATCGAGTCGCTGAAGCAGTTCAAGGAGATATCCGAGCTGCTGTACAAGGTCCAGAAGCAGGTGACGAGGCTCGACTACCCGTACGAGAAAACCTCCGAGGCCGTGAGAAGGAACGCACGACTCGGCCAGAATGTGACCGGAATACTCCAGGCTTCGGACGAGCAACTTTCGTGGTTGTCGCCCGCATACGAGAGCCTGAGGGCGTTCGACGAGGTTTTCTCCAAGGACAACGACCTGCCCGTGTCGGTCAGGCTGACCACGGTCCAGCCGTCGGGGACGCTTTCGCTCCTCCCGGGAGTTACGCCCGGCATCCACCCCGCCTACGCCAGGTACTACATCAGGAGGGTGAGGTTCGGGGCCGCCGATCCGTTGGTGGAGGCGTGCCGGAAACGCGGCTACAAGGTGCAGTGGGACATCGGCATAGACGGCCGGGAGGATCACACCCGCTATGTCGTCGATTTCCCCTGCGAGTCACCCAAGGGTGCCGTGCTGGCGTCGGAAATGACGGCAATACAGCAACTTGAGTGGGTCAGGAGAATGCAGGGGGAATGGGCCGACAACGCCGTGTCGGTGACCGTCTACTACCGCAAGGACGAGCTCGAGACCATCAAGAACTGGCTGTCCGAAAACTACGACCGCGGGGTCAAATCGGTGTCCTTCCTGCTCCACAGCGACCACAACTTCCCCCTGCCTCCGTACGAGGAGATAGACGAGGGTCAGTACGAGAAGCTTTTCTCGAAGATCGACTTTTCCGTGCCATTGCACGACGTCGCATCGGGCGACGAGCTCTCCCTCGAGGAGTGCTCAACTAGGGCCTGCCTGGTCAAATAAATTCTTCGCACAAGGGAACTTGGCTTGGAATAAGGGTTCCGTGGACCCGATTCATGGGGCTAACCATTGACCAACTCCCCTTGTTCGGTATAATTTACCCATGACTTGCCACGAGGTGAGCCACTAGAAGCGACCCGAGCGCGGCTCTCGTGAGGCCGTGTCGTCGCCGTCCCATCCCCTAACCGAGGAGAATCAGGTTGAAGCGAAAAACGAAGTTCGTCATCGCCATATTTATTGCCATAATCAACATATCCTTGGGCATCGCAAACGCCGCCTCGGCACCGTCCGGCCCCCCCCTGGCCGACATCTACGGTCCGGTCGAGGCCGCCCTGATGTTCTCCGAGCGGCCCGAGAGGGACCGCCAGTTGGCCATGGACCCGACTACGACAGTCGCCACCCCCGCCCCCGTGTTCAGGCACGGGGACATCTCGTGGCTCCCCGGTCTCGCGGCCCAGGCCGGCTGGCCCGAGGAGACACACGACAGGCTCTCCAAGATAATCCTCCGGGAATCGGGGGGCTGTCCCAACCGTCTGGGCGGGGACGTGGTGAACGAGAACTGCGAGGTCCTCAGGGTCTCGGAATGGAACCACCGCTCGGACACGGGCCTGCTCCAGATCAACGGGGTGAACTACAACCTCAAGCGGAACAAGTGGGCGAGGCTGTGCCTCGATCTCGGGATATGCGAACAGGAACCTTTGCTGGATCCCTTGACGAACCTCAGGGCCGGCTACCTCCTCTACAAGTACTCCGGCTGGGGTCCCTGGGACCCGTGCACCTGGGGTCCGAAGTACGCCCACCGTTGCAAAAAGGACGACTAGCCCTCCTCGCACAACCTGGCTATGTCGGCGGCCGACAGGAACACCGTCGCCCCCGAGACGAGCATGTTCTCGTCCTGCTCGACGAACACGTTGACGCCGTCCGGCTGAATCCCGAGCACGTCGGCGATCCTCGCCCTGATCCTCTCCACGTTCCTCTCCGAGGACGAGAACAGTATCTCTATCGGGTCGGGCTTCATCTCCATTTCCGTGATCGCCTCGTAGCCGACGCCGATCCTCACCAGATCCCTCGTTTGCTGGCCGAAATCCTCCGCCATGACGCACTTGGCGCAGGCGATGACCGCCGTCTTGGCGGGTCTCTTCCTCTCCTCCACGTGTCCGCACTCGAGGGCGTGCAGGTAGACGACCGAACCCCACTTCCCCGTGCGGGTTATCTCAACGACCTTGCGTTGCGGGGCCTTCTTCTTGTTGATCCTCATTCGACGCGGCGACCCTGCTGGGGAGACTACGCGTTCTTGCCCGGCGTGAAGACCGCCCTTACGGTGGCGATGGCGATGAGGAGGGCGGCGGAGCCCACGTACGAGTTGAACCATGACGCACCGAAGTCGGTTCCCGTCTCGGAGCGCACGACCCATGACAGGGCCTGAAAGCACACGGTGATCAGGCCGGAGGAGACGCCGAGACCTGCGAGAATCCTCATTTGACCGAAGCCTCCAGTCTTCTTACGATTTGATGGACGCGTTGCCTTGAAAGATTCCATTCCAGTGCGATTGATTGTAGGCTCCGCCCGTCCCTCCTGGCAATCGCTATCTTCGTGTCCCTGCCCGGGTTCCCGCGGGGTCCGGGCCTCCTGGTGTCCCACGTCCATTCGGCGATTGCGCTAAGTTCGGCGACCCTGTCCGCCGGCAGTTTTCCCGACCTACCCCTCGAGCGTATGTAGCCGACCCAGTTGCCGAGCTTCAGCGTCGTGCCGTCAACCTCGGCCTTGTAACTCGCCGGCACGGCGGTGTGGCCCTTTGCCTCGGAGAATTTTCGCAAAGCCTTCAAGTATTGATTCCATTTGATTTCCGACTTCTTCATAATCCGAAGATTAGTAGACGACTACTCCTTCGGCTGCAACTCCGACCTCTGACTGTTGGCCCACGCAGCGAAGAACTCGTCCGTCGTGGGGATTATCCAGACCTGGCACGTCGCGTAGTCCCTGGTGTCGCCGACGAGCGTCCAGGCGATCTCCATCGTTCCGTCAATCGGCGAGACGCCGACGTTGCAGTCGAATCCGTACTCGAGGACGAACCTCTCCACGATGCACTCGTCGTTCACGCGGCAGACCGGCGAAGCATCGGCCCTGTGCGGGCAGTGGAAATCGACTATCTGCACCGTCGACTTGTCAATGACCACGCGGAAGGAATGACCGTCCTGGTGCCATTTCATCGTTTGTTCGGCCATCTCAACCCCAGATAAATTTGAAAAAAGGTCGTCCGTTCCGGGCGAGCTTGGTTGATACAAGTTTACCTCCGCGAGCCTAGACGAGGCGGTTGCGGATCCGTGGTACTCTTGTTTGAGTCGTCGCCATTACGGGCAAAAAGCTGCCGCCGACGCACTCATCGGGATCTACTCTTCTCGGGCTCAGCCGAGCTTGAGCCTCGCCATGCATTCCGCCTTCATGATGTTCAGATCAAGGTCGTTGGAGACCATCCCGTATCGCTTGCCGCAGTTGTTGTGCCCAGCGGCGAACTGCCATATGTCCCAATCCTTCCAGCCCATCAGTGGTTTGGGTTGCTCGAAAGACAGCGCCCAGGCGGCCCAGTCGGCGGGCTTCATCGGCACGCCGTTCTGCTCGAATTCCTTCTGCGAGTACTGGACGTATTTCGCCACCCATAGCGGGCAGTTGCCGTGCTTGCGCGACTTGACCCTCGAATTCCAGAACCAATCGCCGCTGTACACCGTCGGGGGTCTCCCGAGTGCTTCGGTCGCGCGCTTGATGATGTGGTCAACGGATTTCCTCACGTGACTTGGGTGGAGGTCGCCGTGGTGCTCGACATCTATCTGCGGGGCGAGGTTCGCTCCGTACTTGCGGTGTGCCTCGAGAAGAATTGATATCTGCTCCTCGGCGTCGAGTTCTGGTTTCACGTACACGTAGTAGCCGAACGGTATCTTGTTGTTCGCTACGCGCTTCGAGTTGTGCTCGAGCATGGAATCCTGCTTGGTGCCCACGTTGCTTCTGATGTATGCAAAATCAAACCCGAACGAGGCGACCTTCTTCCAGGCTATTTCCCCCTGGTACTCGGACACGTCTATGCCGGTGACATACCCCTGCGTCATGGTTCCTGACCGCCATCCTCGGTGGTCGTCTCGGTCCCCTCGTGCTTGTTCCTGCCCGTCGAGATCATCAGGCCCGCCAGCGTCCCCGTGATGAACGTCGCCACCGACGACAGGACCCCGAAGAACATCTTGTCGTTCTCCGACTGCACGCCTATCGGCTGGGTCACGAACACCAGGGCGTAGAGGACGCCGATCGTGGTGACGGTCAGGACGAATCCGAGGATGCAGCCGACCACGAACTTCAGTCTGGCGTCGAGATCCTCCGGCGTGTACTTGTTGCTCATGGATTGTTTTCCTCCCAGTCGAATCCGATCAAATCCTTCGAGCACGCCCCGTCAACTTTGCATTTCGGCGGGTTGCACTCATCCGACTCCCAATTGGTCGGGTCCTGGCACTCGTATCTGTAGTGCCCGTCGTAACCGCACCCGGACATCGCCAGTAGCGCCACGAGGACGAGCTTTTTCACTCCTCCTCGCCGTCCACCTTGTCGAACACGGCGTTTATCTCGGTTTGGTCGAGACTGCCATCCTTCAGATATGCCCTGGAGAGACCCTCCACCACGGTGGCCACGCCGCCGATGCCCGCCATCCAAATCGACTTGACGAGGCCCACCCCCGCAATGGTTCCCGCACCGACGACCCCCAAACCGGTGGCAAAGAAGGTTGCCACGACCCTGTAGGCGATCCCCTTCATCATTTCAAGATTCATGATTCCTTGGCCTGCTTCCTTCTCGCCCTGGTCGGCGGTTGCTCCTCGGTGAACGACTTCATGGCGTGATCGGCGAGGTGGTTGAACAGCACCTCGTCGTGCTTATCCACCTTGTTTTCCAGTCGCGCGATGTGGACGGTGAGGTTCTCCTCGACCCTGTCCAGCGACCTGCCGAGATTTGATCCGATCATGTCCATTCTGTTGACCAGCGAGTTATGATCGTCGGAATTCTGCTTCCACTTCTCTTTGTCGCTCCGCGAGCGACGCTCAAGGTTGGCGACGATGATGGCCGTCAGCGACGATATGGCGAGGACTACGAACTCCATCATAGCCCTATCCCCAAATCGTCGAGAACGCGCTTGCCCGCCTTCGGGCCCTCGCCGAAGCCCTTGGACTTCTTGTAGGCGATGACAGCCTCTTCCGTCTTCGGGCCGAACTGTCCGTCCGGCGCGGCCTTGTAGAAGCCGCGCTCGGCGAGTTCCTCCTGCAACTTCGTCACCCTCGGGCCGCTGTCGCCCGGGTCGAGGTCGCCACCGTCGTCCCTGTGTGCGCTGGTCGGTGGTGCGACGGCGAGATTTACGGTCGGGGCGCCAGGCGATGTGACCGGTGCTCCCGACGGCCTCTGCACGTTGTTCTTCGCCATCCAGTCCGAGACCGCTGGCGGCGGGTTGTCGCCCTCGGTGTACCTCAGGTGCCATGGTTCCTCGGGGACAACCTCCCAGCTGAAACCGAACTTGCGGACGTTCCCGATCAGCCACTTGAGGCGCTTCGGCTCACCCACCGTATGCACGTCGACGGCCAGACCGGTGTTGTGCTGGGACGTGCCGGGCGCGGCGAGGCTGGCTAGCTTCGGGTCCTTTTTGTACCATTTGACGCCTTCGAAAGTCCTCGTCGAGTTACCGTTCGGCTCCTTGGTGTACCTCTGCTTGAACGCGGCGAGCTGGGACTCGTAGGTGCGGTACGTGTCGCCGGCGGAGACTGGCTTGAGCTCGATGCCGTCTGCCTTCGCCGCTTCGACCATCGCCCCCCACGCGGCGGCCGTCAGCCAGTGGAGTTTGCCGCCGCCCGCCGCGGGTCGTAGGAGCGACTCGGGGAGCTTCCCCGGCTGCACGCCCTTCAGGTCGGCCGGCTGCTTGACCGGTACGACGATATCCCATTCGACCTTTGGCATGGTTCCTCCGAAATCAACCCCGGGGGGGCACCAAAAGTGTACATCAATAATAGTGCGCATTTTAAATGCGCAATTACTTAACGGCTACTCGGGTTCCCTCATGTGCAGGTACATCGCCATCGATAGGGCGATCGCCGAAGCCACCCCGGCTACCACCTGCAGGGTCCCCGACAGGGTCAGGAACAAAATCACTGCGCCAGAGATCGTCCAACCGGAGTTGAAGATCCCGTAGGCGAATTTCTTGAGGAAAGCTTTCCAATCCAAGATCTTCACTCCGTGTTCGTATCTAAATATGCGGATATTCTTGATCCATTCTACCCCGTCGCCGGCCAGCTCTCCGGCTGCCTCCTCTTCCTCCTCGTCGTTTTTTCTCGCGGCGTCGTTGGATCCGCTCGGGGAGGATGGACTAGGAGTGCCCCCTCCCGGCGGGCTCGTTCCGCCGCCGGCCGCTCCGGCCGCCATCGTCGCACCCGTCGCCGTCGCGAGCGCAGCGACAGCCGCGACCGTCCTTCTCTCCCCGACGGTGATGGTCTGACCGAGCATCTTGTACGAGTCGAACGCTCCCTCAAACAAGTCGACCACGTCCTCGAACGCCTCCCTGATCTCGGACGGGGCATCCTGCACCGCCCCGACTATCTCCTCTGCGACCTCATCGGTCAGTTCCCCAGCGTCGACCTGCTCGAACACCGCCTCCGCCTGCTCGGTCGTGACGGACTCGAGCACGGCCGGGTTCGAGGCGAGCGTCTCGGCCACCTCGGCGGTAACGCCGTTCTCGATCACGGCGGCGACCACGGCGACTATCTTCTCCTTGTCCTCGTCCGTCAGTTCTTCCTGATCCGTCTCGTCGGTTATCGTCGCGAGTACTGTCTTGACGACCTCGGTGAGATCCTCATCCTTGACATCGGACAGAACCTCTGCGACCGCAGCCGCTATTTCTGAGGCGTCTGCCTCGGCGATTGTTTCTTCTAGTTTCTCGAGTACCTCATTTGGTAAAATTTGGTCCGATGGTTCTGTTTCATCATCTGAGCTGTCTTGCTCTTCTGTCGGTTGGGGTTCTTCTGCTTCTCCTTGATCGTCTGGATCGTCTGGATCGTCGGGAGAGTTGCCGTCGCTGTCGTTGTCATCGGGAACGGTAGACGGTGCTGTCTCTTCTTCGTCTGGCTCGGGAAGGGTTGAGACAGGCGGTTTCTCTTTTGCGGGCTTTGAAACAGTGGTCGAGGGAGCAGGAACGGAAGAAGTAGTTGTCGCTTCCTCCTCTTCTTCCTCGGGGACGGTCGTAGTCGTCGTTTCCGGAACGGTGGAAGTAGTAGTCGTTTCCGGAATGGTTGTCGTTACTGGTGGAACATAAACAGTTGTGGTGGTCGTAGTCTTTGGCACCACATAAACAGTTGTAGTTGTAGTAGTCGTACTCGTAGTAGAAGTCGTCGTAGTTGTGGTTGTAGTCGTAGTCGTAGTCGTAGTCGTAGTAGTTGTGGTTTGGGGAACCGTGGTCGTAGTGGTCGTAGTGGTCGTAGTGGTCGTAGTGGTTGTAGTTGTAGTGGTTGTAGTGGTAGGAACCGTAATCACGTCGTTCGTGGAGACATATCCCGTTCCTGAGAAATTGTTTGTGTTGAGCGTCGTCGCACCGAAGGTGTTGCTTGACGAGGTGGAGAATGAGTTGGCACTCACGCCGTTGTAGGTGGTCGCTCCGTTGTTCCACGAATTCGCAAACTGTATTGCGGTGGCGATTCCGTTGAAAGAGTTGCTGTAGATGTACTGGTTGTTCGCGCCGGGAACCCAAGTAGTAGGAATCCAAGAAAAGAAGTACAGACCAAGCGTTCCGCCCGAGAATGAAGAATTCAAAACCTGCTGCCTGTTCAACCCCCTCAGCGACGCGGCGGTGGTGTTGTTGGTAAACACCGAGTTGGTTATCTTCACGAACCTCTCGGTGCTTATCCCCGTGGCGTTGTCCGTGAAAATCCCGTCGTTTATGTAGATTCGGTTCGTGTAGTCGGCGTCCGCCATGCTGAGCGACGAAGGGGTGGAACCGTAGTCCGAGCCGATGCCGACGTGGTTGTTGGCGAACACGCAGTCCTCGAAGGTCGTGACGGTCGCGTTCGACTGGAACCACGCCGAGTTACCCGTCTGCTCGCTGAACTTCACCGAGTCGACAGTGAAGGTTCCGCCGTTCGTGTTGACCAGACCGCCGGCCGCGTTCTTGCCCCGCTTGAGGGTCATGTCCTCGATGATGATCGTCCGGCTCCCGCTGTTCGTGATGACCCTGTAGAGGTTGTTGCCGTCGATGATCGTGGTGCTGATTCCGGTCCCCGTAATCACCAGGTCCTGCGTGATGGCGGGAAGGTCGCTCGTCAGCGTTATCGTCCCCTGAATGCCAAAAATAATTGAATCGTAAATACCGCCAGAGGTT